AACAAACACCTTAAATGACAGTGCAGTACCACTTAAGGTCTCTTGCGCAAGATGACTTAGAATCTATCTGGCTTTACACCGTCGAACATTGGGGTGTTGAACAAGCAGATACTTATCTCGAAGCACTCATTAAGCGTTTTGAATGGCTGGCTGAAAATGCCACGATGGGTAAACCACGGGATGATGTGAAGAAAGGGTATTATTGCTTTCCAGAAGGAGGGCACCTTATTTTCTATACTCTAAAAGACAAGCAAGTTGATATTATTGGCATAGCCCATCAGCGGATGGATATTGTTGAATATTTGGGGCAATAACCCCTACGAAAAATTAAGAATGATATTTAACGAAATAACATCATTCATCTAAAGACTAAAATTCTAGGTGGCATTTATTCAGACCTTAGTCTGGCAAGGACGCTTAGTGATACATTAAGGAAGTAAAGCGGTATGAGTACACAATCAGTTTCAGCATTAATCTGGTCTACAGCAGACCTTCTACGCGGCGATTACAAACAATCAGACTACGGTAAAATCATCTTGCCCTTCACCATGATTCGTCGTTTGGAATGCGTTTTAGAAGCCACGCGGGATGATGTGTTACAAGAGCATGAAGCCAGAAAAAGTCTTGATATACCCTTGCAGCAGTTCTTAACCCGTAAGTCGGGGCATAGCTTTTACAATACCTCTAAGTTCACCCTGGCCAAGCTGATGTCTGATCCAAATAACATCAGAGAAAATCTTGATAGTTACATCAATGACTTTAGTGAAAACGCCCGTGAGATTTTTGAAAAGTACGAGTTCACCAATCAGATAGAAAAGCTGAATGAGAATGACCTGCTTTATCTCATCGTAGAAAAATTCGCCAGCTTTGACTTACACCCCGAAACCATCTCAAATCACCAAATGGGTTTGCTATTTGAAGAGCTTATCCGCAAATTCGCAGAAGCTTCAAACGAAACGGCAGGGGAACATTTCACCCCAAGAGACATTGTTCGTTTAACCACATCATTACTGTTTTCAACCGATGATGACGTGCTAACCAAGTCAGGTGTGGTTCGTAGCTTGTATGACCCTACCGCAGGCACAGGCGGCTTTTTAACCAGTGGTACAGAGTATCTACACGAATTAAACGCTGAGGCGACCCTCGTCACCTTTGGGCAAGAACTAAACCCCGAATCTTATGCTATCTGTAAAGCCGATATGATGATTAAAGGTCAATCAGTCGATAACATTAAGTACGGCAACACCTTAAGCAATGACCAGCTAAGCAATAACAAATTTGATTACATGCTCTCTAATCCGCCGTTTGGTGTGGAATGGAAGAAAGTACAACAAACCGTAACAGACGAACATAAAGAACGTGGTTTTGATGGGCGCTTTGGTATGGGCTTACCCAGAGTGTCGGATGGATCGCTGCTTTTCTTAATGCACCTGATATCCAAAATGCGCCCGCAAGCAGAAGGCGGCAGCCGTATCGGTATTATTCTTAATGGTTCACCTTTATTCACAGGGGGCGCAGGCAGTGGCGAAAGCGAAATAAGGCGCTATGTGCTAGAAAATGATTTGGTAGAAGCCATCATCGCCATGCCGAACGACATGTTCTTTAACACCGGCATCGCCACCTATATTTGGGTGCTGAGCAACAATAAAGCAGCCGAACGAGCAGCAAAGGTACAGCTTATTAATGCCAGCAGCCTGGGGGAGTCCATGCGTAAATCGCTAGGTTCAAAACGTAAATACCTAACAGAAGAACAAATTAACAGCATCGTCCGCAGCTACGGTGAATTTGAACAAAGCAAAACATCAAAACTGTTTGATACCACCGATTTTGGCTACAGACGCATCACCGTAGAGCGACCATTACAACTCAGCTTTTACCCGCACGATGCAGACAAGCTAGAAGCCTTTCAAAACGACAAAGCATTCACTAAGTGGAAAGCGCTAGGCTCAGAAGTGTTAACGGCATTAAAAGCCTTAGAGGCCGATAAAATACCCAGCCGTGATGATTTCAAGCAGATGTTAGCAACACAGATGGCATCAAAGCTCACCGCATCACAATTTAAACTGATTCAAAAACACCTAGCAGAACACGATGACGATGCAGCCTTGTGCAAAGATGCCAAAGGCAAATTAGAAGCCAATGCAGAATTACGTGATTATGAAAACATACCGCTAGCGCAAGACATAGCAGCATACTTTGCCAAAGAAGTGACACCGCATGTTCCCCTAGCGTGGATAGATAAAAAGAAAACAGACGCTAAAGATGGTGAAATAGGCATTGTGGGTTATGAAATACCGTTTAACCGCCATTTTTATGAATACGTACCCCCCAGACCGCTAGAAGTAATAGATGCAGAACTAGAAACCCTGAATAAGGAAATTATGGAGATGCTGCGTGAAATATAAAGCTGAGCCAAACAGCTCTACCGTTGGTGCGCCTAGTGCCCGTAGGGTGAAACTTATGCCCCGTGGGTATAAGCAATACCCTAATTACAAGGATAGTGGTGTTGAGTGGTTGGAGGAGATTCCTGAGGGTTGGGAAGTAGCAACTATATCAAGATTATTTGATATCAAAGCAGGAGGAGATTTAAAAAAGGAGTTTTTTTCAGAAACGTTAACGGATAAATGTTGTTATCCAATATATACAAATATTACTAAAACAAAATTACCTTACGGCTATACAAGTAAAGCAATTTTTAACAAAAATACAATAACGGTAACAGGGCGTGGAGATGTAGGTTATGCGGTTTATAGAGAATCTGAATATGATGCAATAATACGATTGTTAGTTCTTTCACCAAAAAACTCAGAACCATGTAAGTACTTTATGTATTACATCAATGAGGTTCTTGAGTTCCAAGTTGCGAAAACTGCAATTAGTCAACTTTCGACAGAACAAATATCACCATATAGATTAACTGTACCACCCCTCCAAGAACAAAAATCCATAGCCAACTACCTAGACAAAGCCATCGCTAAAATCGACACCCTAATCGAAAAACAAACCAAACTCATTGAGTTGCTCAAAGAAAAGCGCCAAGCGGTTATCTCATCAGCCGTCACGCGTGGTCTTGATGCTTCTGTTCCCATGAAAGATAGCGGTGTTGAATGGTTGGGGGAGATTCCTGAGCATTGGGTTGCAAGTAGATTGAAGCATCTTACAAAGCAAATTATAGATGGCGCGCATTTCACACCAACATATGTTGATAATGGAGTGCCTTTTTTAAGAGTTACTGATTTACATAATGAGGTTATTGATTTAAGTAAAGTTAAATTTATTCCACTAAGTGAACACAAAGAATTAATAAAAAGATGTAACCCTCAAAAAGGAGATTTACTACTATCCAAAAATGGAACGATAGGACTTACAAAGATTGTAACTTGGGATTGGGAGTTTAGTGTTTTCGTCAGCTTATGTTTAATTAAGTTTTTACAAGATAAAATGTTACCTGAGTTCTTTATGTTTATTTTTCAAAGCAGCGGAATTGAAGAGCAACTCTCTCATAGTAGTAAGAAAACATCGGTTACAAATTTACATTTAGATAAGATTAATGCGCTCTATTTTTCTGTACCACCTGTAAAAGAACAACGAGAAATAGTTTCAAATCTAAAAAAATCATCTTTAAAATTTGAAAGTCTAATCACCAAATCAACTCAAGCCATATCCCTATTAAAAGAAAAACGCACCGCCCTAATCAGCGCCTGTGTCACAGGCAAAATTGACGTAAGGGATGCCGCATGAAACCGTCTGTCAACAAGGCTTTATTAGCTAATATTAAAGCCCTGTTAGCGGAGGCGCGGCAAAACTTACAGCAGTCTATCAACACCACTATGGTGCAGAGCTATTGGCATGTTGGGCGCTTGATTGTAGAGGATGAGCAACAGGGCAAGGCACGGGCGGCGTATGGTAAACAACAACTGGCGCAGCTGGCTGAAGTGCTCAGTGATGAGTTTGGCAAGGGATTTGATGCGAGAAACTTGCGAAATATGCGGCAGTTTTACCAAACTTTTCCAATTTGGAACGCGGTGCGTACCGAATTGAGCTGGACGCATTACCGACGTTTAATCAGAATAGAAAACCAACAGGCAAGGGAATGGTATATCAGCGAAAGCATCGCCAATCATTGGAGTGCTAGAGCCTTAGATAGGCAGGTTAGTAAGCTTTATTATGAGCGCTTGCTTTCCAGTAAAGAAAAAGCGCCCTTGCAGCAAGAGGCGGCAGAAAAATCCCTCGCGCTTCAGGTCGATACCAAGGATGTTTTAAGAGACCCTTATATTTTTGATTTCTTAAACCTACCCGGCCAAACCTTGTTTGAATCGGATATAGAGCAATCGCTGATTGATAATCTTCAGCAATTTCTATTAGAACTGGGCAGGGGCTTTGCTTTTGTTTCCAGACAGCAACGGCTGCAGGTAGAGGAGCAAGACTTTTATATCGACTTGGTGTTTTATAATTTCAAGCTCAAATGCTTTCTGCTGATTGATTTAAAACTGGGTAAGCTGAGCCATCAAGACGTGGGGCAGATGGACACCTATGTGCGTGTTTATGATGCGTTTCATAAGGGTGAAGATGATAACCCGACCATTGGGCTTATCCTTTGTAGTGAGAAGTCTGAAGCGGTGGCAAAATACAGTGTTTTAAGTGATTCTAAACAGCTGTTTAGCTCAAAGTATCTGCCCTTTTTACCCACAGAAGATGAGTTGCGATTAGAGCTTCTTAGAGAAAGACGGTTAATTTTAGAGAATAGTGGAGAGGGTGAATGAGTACCTTAGATAAACATAAGGAAAATGTATTTGAGTCTGAAATTGTTTCGTACTTAACATCAGCTCAATGGCTTGAAGGCACATCGCAAGGTTATGAGAAAGAGCTGGCGTTATACCCCGAAGATTTAATCAGCTACGTTAAAGCCACATCCCCACAAGCTTACGAGAAAATGCAAAAGCGTGAAGGCGCTAAAACCGATGAGGTACTGTGTAAGCATGTGGCTAAAGAGATGGACAAACACGGTTCACTGCATTTTTTAAGAAAAGAAGTGAAGTACATTGGTAGCAAATTCAAACTTTGCCAATTTAAACCCGAACTGCATAACCCTGATACCCAAGCCAAGTACGATGCCAATATTTTAAGAGTGGTTCGGCAGGTTTATTATTCCACCCAGAACAAAAAAAGCATTGATATTGTGCTGTTCTTAAATGGCTTGCCTATTGCCACTTTAGAGATTAAAACGGATTTCACCCAGAACGTACAAGACGCGATTAAACAGTACAAGCACGACAGACCACCCAAAGGCGAGCCGTTACTCTCATTCAATACGCGGGCCTTGGTTCATTTTGCGGTGAGTAATGATGAAGTGTATATGACCACCAAGTTAGCCGGTGCTAATACCTTCTTTTTGCCGTTTAATAAAGGTAAAGCGGATGGTAGTGCGGGTAATCCACCGAACCCTAATGGCTATGCCACGGCATACCTTTGGGAAGATGTGTTGCAAAAGGATTCGTTGCTTAATATTCTGGCAAGGTATATTCACCTTGAAACGAAAGAGGTTGAAGACCATCAAGGCAGGAAGAGTAAAAAAGAAACGCTGATTTTTCCACGCTATCATCAGTTAGATGTGGTTCGCAGTTTATTGCTGGACACTAAGGCCAAAGGTGCGGGTCATCATTACCTTATTCAACACAGTGCGGGTAGCGGCAAAAGTAATTCAATTGCCTGGTTGTCGCATCAGTTATCTTCTTTGCACAGTGATGCAGAAGAGGCTATTTTTAACTCGGTTATTGTCATCACCGATAGAACGGTATTAGACAATCAATTACAGGAAACTATCTCTAGCTTCGAGCATAAAGATGGTGTGGTGGTGGGCATTAGCCGCGAGGGCAGTAATGAATCTAAATCCTCTCAATTAGCCGATGCATTAGAGCGTGGTGCAAAGATCATCATCACCACTATTCAGACCTTCCCGTTTGTATTAGAAGCCATACAAAAACGTACCACGTTAAAGAACAACAGCTATGCCATTATTGCGGATGAGGCGCATTCATCACAAACAGGCTCCAGTGCTAAAAAATTACGCGATGTGCTAACAGCAGAGCAAATAGAAGAAGGGGTTGAGGTCAGCGCAGAAGATATTATTACCGCTGCCATTGAGTCGCGTAGTGCTAGCAGTAGTTTGAGTTTTTATGCGTTTACCGCAACACCTAAAACAAAAACCTTAGAAATGTTTGGTGTGTTACCAGACCCAACACAAGCGCCCTCAAAAGATAATAAGCCTGAAGCATTCCATTTATACACCATGAAACAAGCCATAGAAGAAGGCTTTATTTTAGATGTATTGCACGGTTATACGACCTATAAGCTGTACTACAAGCTTGCACACAGTGATGTAAGCAGGGATGAAGAAGTTGAAAGCAAGCGCGCCAAGGTAAAAGTTGCTAAGTGGTTAAATATTCACCCGCATAATATTTCACAGAAAATAGAGATTATTTGCGGGCATTTTAGAACCCATGTGGCGCATCTTTTAGAGGGCCAAGCAAAAGCAATGGTGGTGACATCTAGCAGACAGGCGGCGGTTCGTTATAAGTTAAAGTTTGATGCGTACATTAAAGAGCATGGCATAGAGGAACAAATGCAAGCAATGGTGGCGTTTTCCGGCAAGATTGAAGATGACATTGAGGGCGCTAAAAAAGAATATACCGAAGCGAATATGAACCCTAATTTGAACGGCAGGGAAATGCGTAAGGCTTTTGATAGCAATGACTATCAAGTGATGTTGGTGGCGAATAAGTTTCAAACGGGGTTCGACCAACCTAAGCTATGCGCCATGTATGTTGATAAAAAGCTAGGCGGTGTGGATTGCGTGCAAACCTTATCAAGGTTGAACCGTACTTATTCAGGCAAAAACCAAACCTTCATTATAGATTTCTTTAATGACACGGCAGATATTAAGGAAGCATTTGAGCCTTACTACAACACCACAGAAATTGAGGACGTAACCGACCCTAATATTGTTTATGAGATGCAAACCAAGCTTGAGTCGAATTCCATATTTACCCAAACAGAGATAGAAAGCTACGCCAACGCATTCTTTAGACCGAAAGGCATGCAAAAGGCGATGAGCAGCGCCTTAAAGCCAGCGCTTGACCGTTATAAAGGGCGTTACAAGAGAGCGTTGGAGCGAATCAAGAATGTTAAAGAGCAGCTGAAATATGCTAAAGAAGCGAATAACGATAAAGAGATTCATAACTTAACGCTAGCGCTGAAAGAAGCCAATGAAGATAAAAACTCATTAGATATATTCAAGAAAGACATGATTACCTTTGTGCGCATGTATGAATTTTTATCCCAAATTGTTGACTACGCGGATGAGGAACTGTTGAAACTTGCCGCGTTTATTAAAGGGCTGATCCCTAATTTGAAAACTTCTGATGAGAAAGACCCGATTGATATTTCATTGATTGAGTTAAGCCATTACAAGCTTAATAAACAACAAACAGAGAATATTTATTTAGTAGGTGAGGATGCGCCATTATATGGCAGTGGTAGCGGCGGTGGAGCGACACCTAAAGACCCTGAGAAAGAATTGCTTTCCGCTATTGTGGGTGAGATGAACTTATTGTCTGATGGTGAGCTGAGTGATGGTGATGTGTTGAACTACTTCCGAACCATTACCGACAAGGTTAGGGAAAACAAGAAGGCTGTGCTGCGAGTAGCGAACAACACCAAAGAGCAAGCGATGATGGGTGGGCTTGCTGATGCGGTTGATGGTGCTGTTACGGATAGCTTTGATGCACATCAAAAGCTAGCTATGAAAGTGTTGAGTGACGACAGAATTAAGAAAATCTTGGCGGATTATGTTTATGGGGAAATTGCTAAGGGTTTGAAGGCTGAAGCAAATAATTATATATAAATAGGGAAGGACTAGTCTCTTGGTTTTTAAGAGACTGGTTAGAGTAGGTTGGGCTGAAGCATGAAGCCCAACAAACTAGACCAAACATATGATGGATATAAAATAATATATTTACGGTGTTGGGCTGGGCTTGAAAAGCGCAGCCCAACCCAACTTATGGAGTATTGTATATAGGTGAACTCAATCTTTATACATTCCACAAGCAATAAAAAACCCCATCACGACGTGATGAGGTTTTTAAAAGTGGTGGAGACGGCGGGAATCGAACCCGATCACCCTGTTTTGTTTATTCGTTGAATCCCTTTTATATCAAGTCGTTAGCTTTTATTGTGATTTCGTAGAAGGGTTGTTTTGGGTTGTATTGGGGTTGTTCAACAACCCGTTTGCAACCCGCGTTTAAATTCGTGGTGCGGGTTTGGGAACTGAACTGGCGTCCGTAAATTACTCTAGTGGGCCATATTTGATGGCATCGGCCAGGTGATCGGGGGCTAGGTGGGCATATTTCAGGGTTGTGTGTATATCGGCGTGGCCTAATATCTTTTGCAGGGTCAGAATGTTTCCCCCCTGGATAACAAAGTGGCTGGCGAATGAGTGCCGGAGGATGTGCGAGTTCTGGCCGCTGGGCAGTTGAATGCCGGTTCTTATAACGGCACGCCGGAATGCCCCAATGCAGTTAGTAAACACTCGCTCTGAGGGGTTTTTTTTATCAATAAACGCCAGCAGCATCTTATTGAACGAATCACTGAGCGGAACGGTACGTATTTTCTTGGATTTGGTTTTCACAAACGTAATCTTCCCATCGTGAATTTGCTGAAACGTCAGATTTTCCGCTTCCCCCCACCTAGCCCCAGTGCGCACGCATATTTGCGCGACAAACCACGTGGATTTATTCATGCAGCGCTCATCGATATCCGCCATTAGGGTATTAATCTGCTGTTTCGATAAATACGTTAACTGGCGCTCTTGAATCTTAACGAACTCAACTCCCGCAATCGGGTTGCTGTAACTAATCACCTTAAGCTTTATCAGCTTATTAAACATTGCAGACAGGTAACCGTGGTGGTTATTGAATGTTTTAGCCGTTAGCCCCGCATTAATGCGTGAATAACGGTATTCCACCAACTGCTCAGCGCTTAGCGTGCAGGCTTGTGGGTTACCCAAGTCATTGGCCATGGCCTGCAAAATATCTCGCGTGCGAACATTGTCAGATAAATTGATTCCGTGGTACTTGTACCAAAGATTAATTAACTCACGTAGCGTGCGTGGATCGGTCACCGCATCTTGGGTGGCTTTCATCATCGCCAGCGTTTCACGGTTGAAGATATTCGCCACATCCTCATCCGTGAACAATCGGCGAACCCGCTTAAAGCCTTTTTTTTGAATCAAGCACAGCCATTTACCGCCTTTCTGTTGTTTAACAGTCACTTATAAGTACAAGTTAAGGTTGTTAGGTAGAGTGATCCCAGCCGGACGGGGTGGGGTCGGGAAAGGTGTAATAAATGTAATGCTATTAATCAAGTTGATAATTCCTTTTATGATTCAATTGCTTGGAGTGGTTTCTAGGGTGTTTGTAGGTGTAATTTATATGTAATAAACAGGTAATTTAATTACACTAAATAGTTACTAATAAATTACATAAAATTACAGGCTCGAAAACAGGCCGCCAAGCCTTTAAACATATACCTTTCCGCTATCTTTCTTTAAAAGGTTGATTACATAAAATTACTAAAAAATTACACTGGCTGGCAGGTGAAAAACCTCGGCAGATGATTGATTTAAAACAAAAAAATACCGGTCGCGGGGAAAGGTTACAGAAATTACACTTTTCCCGACCCCACCCCGTCCCGTTATAGCGACAGGGTGCCTTTTTTAACTTGATCCAGCACAAACGGCTGCGCCAATTTGTATAAATCGAGGTAGGAATAATCCACACCCGGTACGGCGCCCGATTGGCACATCGACTGCTCAATCATCTGTGCCACCAGCATGAAATTATCCTGAAAGTTGTTGCCATCGGTGTGTTCAAAATCACTGATTAAGGGGGCCGGTTCGCTCATCTGGTTATCCATTATTGAAGTTTATTGCGCAGCTCAATTTCAAGCCATGCCTGCTCATCATCCGTGGCGTGCTGCATCCAGCCATCAATCGTTGCGTGCATGCGTGATAAACGATCGCTATTAACACTATAAATAGCGTGTTGCTCTGCGATCTTGTTCGATTCAGCGATAAACATCGTGCCAACACCGGAAATCAACCAATCTATTGAAACACCATAAATTTGGTGAACCTTGCGCATTAATTGCGCCCCGGTGGGCTTATCTTGATAAATCGCATAAGTGATTGTTCGGGCTGACACGCCTGTTTCCCTAGCAATATCATCAGGTTGCAGTTGAAGAGTGGCGAATAGCTCCAGCAAGCGAGTTATCTCACCTGATTTTTGCTTGTTACGCGTGTTTTTTGGTGTTATCGTATTTTTCGTATTCATCGTATTCACTATATCAGGTTGATTAAATGACAAGTAAAAAAACAGTTCCCAAAAAGGCCCCGCGTTCCCCCATTACATTCCGCATTAGCCCCGTTATAAAACAACGGCTTATTGAGATATCGGTCAAACAAAACATTGACCCATCCGACGTCTATCGGGCGGCGTTCAACGAAGGTCTCAAGCAGCTTCATGGCTATCAAATACAAGGCAATAAGTTAGTTGAATAAGCCATGTGACCAGTATCGCCAACATTCATTCACCTGAAAATTGGTTAAAACACCATAAACATGAAAAACATCAAAGCCACCGTCATTAAGCCGGGCCCGTTATCGCCCAAAGAAGCCCTCGTATTAAGGTATTTATGCGAAGGCTATTCACGGAAAGAAATAGCCCAGCAGATATGTCGCTCAGAAAGTTGCATAAACCGCCGGGTCGAAAGCCTGGCCGACAAACTCAGCAGCCATAGCACTGCCGAGATTGTCGCCACCGCTACCGCGCTGAACATCGTGCGGATCGAACTGAAGCGGAATACACGCGGTTTTTTTAGCCAATTTGTGATCTTGCTGCTTTGTTTTAATTTCGTGTTTGGTTTTTCAGGCCCACGGCCAAGATCGCCCCGGCCCATTCGCACCCAAAACGTAGCACGGCTGGTACGCGCCAGCCGCCAAGTTTAAATTTTTACCCACTAATAAAAGGACATCAGATGCAACTCATCGACGAAGTGATCGAAACAATTAAAGACCTCCATTATTGCGGCGGGGCTTATGTACTCGCTGAAGCCTTGGCCTCCGCCTGCAGCTCGCAGTACAAAATAAGCTGCTTAGACGTGTCAGTGAATCTCGACGCCGGTAACAAAGCCTTCGTTATTCGCTTAATGCAGATCACCCGCGAGCCTGATTACAGCAACAGCTCGCAAGACTCGGCGTTGTCCTGGTTAAGCAAAAATAAATATATCTAAGGAGAGATGTGATGGGTGGGGAGCAAGAAATAAAAACAAATAACGAAAAATTGCGTGAAGCAAAAATTGATATGGATAAAGCTGTTCTTTATGTAATGAGTGAAGCCATAAACTCGAACATTGAACAAATAGATAACCCACTGACAAAGCAAGTGCTGTCGAGTATTCTTGTTATATTTTGCAGAGAAGCGGCGTCACTTGGCTTTGATTCTGGCTTAGAGTTTGCAGAAAAACACGGTTTTAAGTTGGGGGAATAATGCAACATATCAACCTAAACCCGCAAATAATTAACCGCCTAGAAAGTGACTTTAACATGGTGATTCGAGGCGCCCATTTACGCGGCGGCGAATGCCCTGAATGCAGCAAAAAAACCCTCTGGACCTGGCTAGACAAGCCCGGCCGTGTGCAGTGTGATCGCACCAATAACTGCAGCTTTAGCGCCACCAGCAAAGAACTCTTCCCCGATTTATTCGAGCGAATTAACGAACGCTACAAACCCACCGAAGAAAACCCCAACGCCACCGCTGATGCGTATTTATCGCTTATTCGCGGGATTGATCCCAGCGCTATACAGGGCTGGTACGATCAAAACAAATACTGGCACCCCAACGGCAACAAGGGCACCGCCTCGGTGCGGTTTTATTTAACAGAAGATAAACAAACCTACTGGGAACGGTTGATAGATACCGTCACCATCACCGATGACGATGGCAGCACCGAAGAGCGCAACAAAAGTTTTAAAGGGGCTTTTAAGGGCCTTTGGTGGCAGCCGCCGCAGCTAACCATTAATAAAGATGACACGGTTTATTTTTGCGAAGGCATTTTAGACGCTATATCGCTTAATTTAAACGGCCTAAAAGCGGTGGCGATTATGTCGAGCGGGACCTTTCCGCATGAAACCATAAAGCAGCATTTAGGCCAAAATATTCAATGGGTACTGGCGCTGGATAACGACAAAGCCGGCCGCAAAAGCATCAAAAAACACGGCCAAACCCTGCGCGATATGGGCGAGCGCGTTACCGCCATGTTATCGAGTGAAAGTGATGAAAAAGCCGATTGGAATGATTTACACCGCGCCAAAAAACTCAGCGAACTGGACATTGCCCAATACCGCTATTTAGGTGGCTTAGAACTGGCCATTAGCTACCGCGAAAAAGCGCAAATGATTTGGCAGCACAAGAACTGCCGGCAATATGTTTACGACTACAGAAACAAAACATATTCATTAAAGATTGATAAAAAGAAACATGATGAAGCCGTAAAAACCTTTGTTTATGGGCAGTCTGGCGCAGTTGACGGCTCATTGAATACCGGTGATGTGGAAAAAATAATAGCCGAATTAAGCGAGATGCAAAAGAAAGAATTAGATGCAAGCGCGTTTGGCCAGTCTGCAACAATTCAAGAAATCGCCACCTTTAAAATGGATTACCTGTATTTTCAGCAACCCGACAACGGTGAGGATGGGCAGTATTTCTTCCACTTTACGCTGGCAACGAATGATCAGGCTCGTGAAATAGCTTTTACCCACAAAACAATGAATGCCGCGAGTGATTTTTCAAAATCATCCATGCGCATACCCGGTGCGTGTTTTGATGGTTCAACCGCTAATTTACGGTGGTTATATAAAGACTGGACAAGACGAAACCAAAAAGAGGTGCGCACCCTCGATTATATTGGTTACGACAAAAAAACCCGCGCTTATATCTATAACGATTTTGCCATCGAAAAAGGGCGTATTCATAAGGTGAATAGTCAATCGTTTTTTCAGCTCAAAAAAGAGGGGATCAAAACAACAGTCGACATTAGGCAAACCCTCAGCACTAAGCAAAATATCGCGTGGTTAGATGATTATAAAACCGCGTTCAAAACTAAAGGGCTGATTGCGCTGGCTTGGTGGTTTGGTAGCTTATTTGCCGAACAAATACGTGAACAACACCGCGCTTACCCCTATTTTGAACTGGTTGGAACGCCGGATTCCGGCAAATCTTTACTGGTGGATTTTTTGTGGAAACTGCTCGGCAAAGAAGGGGAAACATTCAACCCGAAAGTATCGACCCCAGCGGGCCGAATTCGAAAAATGAGTGAAGTGTCAAACATACCGATTGTTTTTAACGAAACAGATAACGAAGCGCAAGATGGCGCACGGCATGAAAAGAAATTTGCATGGGATGAATTAAAGGATCTTTTTGAAGGCCACTTTGGGAAAGTCACCGGCGTTAAATCGATGGATAACAGAACTCGAAAAACCCTTTTTAAGGGCGCATTAATGATGCTGCAAAACGTGAAAATTGTGGCATCAGAGGCGATGATGACCCGAATGGTTCACATGTTTTTTGATACCAGCCATCATTCGCCTGCGGGCTATGACGCCTCCGTTCGATTGAACTCAATGGATGTTAAAGAACTCAACGGCTTTTTAATTAATACCGTCAAACAAGAAGAGAGAATTTTAAAACACTTTAACCAGCAATACCCCAAACACCGCGCCACCTTGATTGAGAATAAAGAAATAAAAACAAATCGAATTATAGAAAATCACGCCAAAATCATGGCCTTATTCGACTGTTTAAAAGGCGTTATACCCGCAATAAGCGATCAAGACGTGGTCGATGTTCGCATCATGCTTGAAGAGCTGGCGGTAGAGTGCCAGCAGGAACTGAACGAAGACAGCCAGCTCGTTCAGCAGTTTTGGGGCCAATACTATTATATGAATGGCGAACCAGAAATGGGCTACCAGCGGCAAGTTGGTGAGCAAAAGCCGCGCTTAAATCACAGCCGCACACCGGATCAAACAATCTGCGTTAGTCTTGAGCACTTTCACCGAATGTGTGGTGAGTTAAACCAGCCAAGAATGGATCCGAACGAACTTAGGCGACAGCTAAAAGACAGTAAAAAACACAAGCTTATCGACAGTAAGGTGATTAATTCCGCTATTGAACCACGCTCGGTCCGATGTTTTGTGTTTGAAGTGAAAGGGGTTTAAACATGTTTAAAACGATATTAATACTGATGGCGTGCGCAAGCACCTATTTTGGAGCCTACATTCTGGGCAAATCAACCCAGTTTGAGGTGTTTTTTAACCCCGAGTCACTGATGTTTATGGGCGGTGTTATTTATACCGACATGGTGATTATAATTAATAAAATGCTATGAACTGGAAAAGAACCGACAAATACTGCCAAAGCAGTGGGCCTTACACCGTATTCGCCTTCGGCAAAGGCATGAATCAAGGCAAAGCCGTGTGGCGATTCGCCGCCAGCTATAAACCCCAGCAAGCCGTATTAGGCGTATTTGAAACAAGTGACGCCGCACGGCAGTGTTGCCAACAGCATCAGCTAGACATGAAAAAACCGCCAGCAGCGGTCTTTTCGCCTTAAATGAAAATACTCATAAAAGGGGAGTCGTGGCGGTATTTTAACAGCCCATCCGCCCCCTGCAACAACAAACCGTAGCAACAAAGAACAGCCCCAGCGGTCGGTGGGCAACAACAACCGCAATCAAAGCGCGTACTCCTTTCGCGTGATTTGGTCGAATCGCCACCGTAAGTGGCCATATTTAAACCACAGAGATCAACATGCAAAAAATTGTATTAAAACCCGGTGATCAACTCACCATCAGTGGCGTCCAAATGACCGTTTTAGAGGTCGTCAAACAAAACATTCACCTCGGGTACACCGGCATCAACAATAAACACATCGCCTATAACCCGCTGCGGGTGGCTGAATTTACCCCGGTCGGGGCAACAACGGAGAACCACTAATGGAAACTGAATTTTATTTGCAAGATAAACGCCAATACGTCGGCAATGATATTTTGTGGTGGGCCAAAGATGGCAAAGGTTACACAACCGATGTTAGTGAAGCAGAGGTATTTACTAAAGAAAGAGCTTTGAAGCAGAACGCGTGCAGGCCAGATATAGATATTCCTTGGCTTAAAAGTTACGTTGATAGTAACACTCGACCGGTGATTGATATGCAGATAGCTTGCTCGTCTGAATCTTTGAAAGGGACAGGAATAGTCTTATCCAAAGTCCCTAAACCAAAACGAGAAGTTCACAACTGTGGGCATTGCGGTAAGTTCTGCGACGAACATGATTGGTATTCGAGGGTTTATAACGGTGACCCATGTAGCCGATGCGAAGATGATTTATAACGCCCATAGATAAGCAGCGCGACTTTTTGCGTCCGACTTGATTTGCTTGTTATATGCCGTACTTATTTTGATTTATTTACATTTCGCCCTTGACCGTTACCGGTAACGATGTAATAATATACCCACATTAACGAAACGGGAAAGAAAATGACAACATTAACAATAAAGCAAGCAATAGCAAAAGAAACAATAGTAATAATGGCTGGAATTGTAGAAAAAGAAACCGGTAATCCTTGCGACATGACTGAGCTTGTAAAGCAAATCAAGATTACCGGAACAGCAACAAGCAAGCGCTTCGAGAAGTTAGCAGAAGCCGCGTACAACATGCTAATGACAGAGGCTGCATAATGGCATTAACCAACAAACAACGCCAAGAAGCCCTCCGAAAAAGGCGGGCGGGACTTGGACAAAAGCGCCGAGAGTTTTACTTGAATGATGAAGAAAAATTGAAGGTTGACGAATATATTAGAAAATTGCGAAAGGCAATATAACGCTCAACAATAAGCGGCGGCGCTTTTACCGTCCGCTTGATTAGCTTGTTAGCTGAGAATTGGAGAAATGAACATGAATATTAATATTAATGAAGGTTTAATGTGGTTTGGTTTTTGGATTTTTATGTCGGTCTTCGTGGCCGTCGATCACTGGATTTACTCAAAAGGGTATGACTCGTTTTTCTTGGTCCACAAGACAGACATTGAAAAAGAGCTGCAACAACTGAAAGTTGAGGAACTTAAATTGAAGATAAAACTGCACAGAATAGAAGGCAGCTAACGCCATAGTTAAAGCGCGGCGCTTTATGCCGTCGATTTTAAACGCCTTGTTAGGCGCATAGCGGAGTAAGGAATTATGAATAAAGTAAAGCGACATATCGAAGGGTTTGATCGAGAGCTGATAGAAGGCCCTCGGAAACAGGAAAGTGACGTTCAAAATTTTTCAGGTTTTGGTGATATTTGCAACAACTGCGAGAACCAAAAAGAGACGGAAATTAGTGATGGAGTTATTGCCACTAGATGTAAATTGGCTGGAACATGGAAGAATTTTAAGGGTGATTTATACGGTGAAAAGAGAGTGGTTATGACGGATTTAGTTAGGTTTACTGACGGAAGTGAATATTGCTCAGGTTACGCCTAACAGCGTATTCAACGTCAAGCTGACGCATTATTCAACGTCAAGCTGACGTAATCCCACAACACAACAAACGGACAACAACATGGCAAGCAAAGGCATTAACAAAGTGATCATCGTCGGCAACTTAGGCCAAGACCCTGAAATGCGCCAATTACCCAGTGGCGGGGCGGTGGCGAATATTACCGTGGCCACCTCGGAAGCCTGGAAGGATAAAACCACCGGTGAGCAAAAAGAGCAAACCGAGTGGCATCGGGTGGTGTTCTTTAATCGCTTAGCGGACATTGTCGGCGAATATTTGAAAAAGGGCGCGAAGGTTTATATAGAAGGATCACTGCAAACCCGTAAATGGCAAGACCAAAGCGGGCAGGATCGTTATACCACCGAGATTAAAGCCAGCACCATGCAAATGCTCGATAGCCGTCCAAACGATGAGCCACCGCGCTAAGCCTGGCTAAAACAGCTCGTTTTGTAAGGCCTGCCTTTCGTGTAATGGCAGGCTTTTCAGTAGGTGCAGCGCCAGTTGGCGGGTGGTTTGAATCGGCGGGTTTAGGTTATGCTTAAAACTGAGCGAATAAACAAAGCTGGCCCCACACTCAGCGGTGTTGGTGCATTGGCAATACAAATCCTTAATCGTGTCAGACAGTGCATTGCTTGATGTGATAATTGCTTTGTTAAAACAGTGTGGACAATCGACCCGCATATAACCCCCCAGTTGTGCAGCCATTCAGTATACCAAACTCAGTTTTTCAGTGTGTTTTTAGCCCGCTAAAGCCTCTTTTTTCCAGTCCGGTAAGTCAAACGCCACCACTTTGCGGCCAATATGCTGGTTAATTTCTAAAAACGGTTGTTGTAGCGCGTCTATTTCCATCTCGTAATACACCTGCATTATCTTTTGCATATCCCCAAAGCCGCTGTTATTTTCGGGTATGACGCCGCTTAAGCCCGGTTGCATTCGGTGCATGCTGAGTATTTCGCCACGGGTGATGTTTTTAATGCGCTCGAACTCATCTTTGGTGGATATATCGCCCACGGGTATTATTTGCACGGGTTCTTTGGCGTTGGATTTGCCTATATTTAAATACAAGGATCGGAAGTTACCTGGGCCTTTGCTGCCTTTTACCTTTTCTTCAATGACCTTGGCGGTTTTCTCGTCCAGATCGGCATCGTTGGTCACTAAGATATAGCCCATGTGCGCGCCGTTTAAGTAATATTTGCGCCTGAACAGGCCGGATTCTTCACTGAGTAGAACGCTTTGTATGCCGCCTATATATTCTGGCTTGCCGTAAATTTCTTGTTTGATATCGGGTTCTAAAATGTGGAACACTTCACCGGGTTTAAACTCGATGGTTGAGCCATCGTTTTTAAGTTTGATAAATTCGCCGATATTTTTACCGCGCCGCATGCTAATAGCGGGCAGGCTGGATACGCGCACTAAGCGCCCAAGGCCATTAAAGTGGCGTTGAAAGTACATATTGCCGGTCACCGCATAATTTAACGCGGCTTTTTGAATCGTGTTATAGCTCACTAAATTGCTGGGTTTAAACCACTTTAAAACCATGTTCTTTTTAAAGTGCAAAATACTGTTGTGGTGGGGGTTTGCATCCATTAAATCGGCTAACCCCATTAGGCTGATGGGCGGGCGGTAGTATTCGCCGTTTATATCTAAATAGGTGCCTAAATATTCCATTGGGTTGCGGCTTAGTACCGGTTCTGGGTCACCAAAGCTAAAGGCCATGCTTTTTGATGGGGTGCTGATTGCGGTTGTTTGGGTGGTTTCGGTCATAGAATTCTCTTAATCGCTAAAGGACACGGTGGTTTTTGCCCGTGGGGCTATTTTTTCGTAATTAAAGGCGTGCATAATCGCCCACGCCACATCGGCATGGCCAACGGTGTTGTTGCGGTTTGCCCCGTAGGTTATTTGCCCGCTGGGTGTGGTGGTTTGGGTAATCATCAAAAAGGCTTGGGTCACTTCTTTATCACCGGCTGAATATTCAAACAGGCCGTTTTCGATGATTTGCAGGGCTTTTAATACCAGCTCGGTTTTCATCGGGATTGAATACGTGATGGGGGTTGCGCGCCTAAAAAATGGCTCAACCAACTCAAATACGCCCAGGCCAATGCCGGTAACATCCACCCCAATGTGTTTAACGTTAAACTTTTCGGTGTTCTCTTTTATGCGGTTAGCCTGGTACTGGAAATTAACGCCCTTGTAGCTGGCTTTTTCCAGTAATCGCCATTTGTCGGTGGCGTTTAGCGGTATGCCCACGGCGGCTAGGCTGGCATTATCGCGGGTTCGGGAGGGGTCATAACCTAATGCAACAGGGCGGTTGCCAAAGGGCCGTGCGGCGTCTTTGTGGTAATCCTTCCAGCTATCGGTGTCCACCATGCAGTTCATTAATTTGGCTAGGTTGAAGACGCTTTGCGCATCGTCTATCCATTTGCACATGAACTTATTATCGAAATCTGTTTTGGTGTTTTCGTCTTTTAATTCTTCAATATCGAATAAGTCACAGCCTTTTTCTTCCGCATCAACAACGGTTACTATTTGCCGCCATATTTTATCGGGGCCTAATTTGCCGTTTTTCAAATTTCGATGGGTGATATTAAAATCAACCTTTTTGTTTTCCGCTAATTTGGCATTGAAATTGTCACCGTTCCACATTAAATACGCAGGGTGAGACATGGCCGAGGGGACAGAAAACAAGGTGCGCCGCCATTTTTTGTGCGCCGCCATGCCGGATGCTTGTTTCCATAATTTATTAAAATCTGGCATCCAAAATATTTCATCACCATATAAATGGCCGTGGTAGGACTGTGCGGTGCGGCTGTTCGTGGATAAGAAACGAAGCTCGGCCCCGTTGGATAAGGTAATAAAGGTAGAACCTTTTAGCTCTACATTAAAATGTTCACTCGCAAACGCAATCATGTAGGCTTTAAACACATCGGCCTGATCACGTGATGATGATAAAAACATTTGATTATCGCCGGTTAAAATAGCGTCTTCGAGTGCTTCATAAGCAAAATACCAAGTCGCCCCAATTTGCCGAGACTTTAAAATCATGCGGGTTCGGCGGGTGGCAGGGTCTTCTTTTCGGTCGTACCATTCTTGCTGATACGCAAAGAACATGCGCTCGCGAACGTCACGCAACATATCAGCTGTAATTTCGCTAATATCATTTTTAGTCTGCTTCTTTTTGCGCTTTCTGGGTTTTCGTTGGTGAAACGCTTCGTTTTTTAATTCCTTTTCACTGGGCGCACCATCAAACAATTCTGGCGGTATATACCCGCCCTTATCCAATAACCGTGCGCTGGCTTGTAATTGTGCGGCCTTGGCGATGTTTATTTGCAAATCGCCAAAGGTGGCCACCAGCTGCTGCAGCTCGGCTAATTCCAGTGCGGTTTTTCCCTCACGTTCACTTAGCGCATTAATACGCCTGGCCACGGCTTGTTCTACCGTGTCGGGGGCGGCAAACATTTCCCAGCCGTCTGATTCTTTCCAGTTATACAGCGACCGTTCATTAACGCCGGTCTCCTTCGCGATTTCGCGAATTGCCCAGCCTTTAATAAACAGCTTCTTACAACTTTCTTTCAGTTCCGGTGAATACTTTGCCATGCCGCTTATTGTCGTCCCAAAGTGATTTCACTCTATATTAAGCGTTTAGCACCTAAAAACGAGTGATACCGTTAAGCCCCGTACCTATGGGTTTTGTATAGGAATTAAGCGGAATAAAACACGTTGAAAAGGGTGTTAAAGCCCCCTATTATTCCCATCAACACTAAAAAACGAGTGAAACGAATGGGACAGTTAGCAACACATTGGAAACGCATTGGCCGCAGTGGCAAAACGATTGATGGGCGAACCATTGAACCGATTGCGCTGACTCAAGCCGCCGCGAACTACAAACCCGAACTGTATACCGCCCTGATTTGGCCAGAGCATTTTCGTTGGTACAACTTTGGCAAAATTGTTGAACTAAAAAGCGACAGCAACGAAGAAGGCGGGGTGGATTTATTCGCCAAAATTGCGCCGAACCAATACTACCTCGATGCCATTAAATATGGCCAAAAGCTATTTACCAGCATGGAATTGCTGCCGAATTTTCGTGACACCGATCAATTTTACCTAACCGGTTGCGCCGCAACCGATAGCCCGGCATCGGCTGGCACCAGCGAGATGCGGTTTAGCGCCTCCAAAAATAAAGACTTCGACAGCACCGCCGCGCTGTTATCTGAACACATTGAATTGACTAACCACACCATCGATAGCGAAGAACAGGCCCCCAGCTGGTTCACCAAGCTATTTAAAAACAAAACCGAGGACGACATGGACAAACAATTAATCGAAAAACTACAAGGTGATCTAACGGCCTTAACCGAACAATTCGCAGCCCTTAATAAAGGCGGCAAACCAGCAGGCGACAACATGCCTGATGAAGATAAAGAAACCGATCACTTTGCCACGCTTACCGAAAGCATTAAAGCGTTAGACGAGCGCTTTAGCGCGTTTGAGAAAGACCACGGCAGTGAAGAAGAAGATGACACCACGCTGAAATTAACCGCCATGCAAACGGCATTGGATGATTTAACCGGCAAATTTACCGAGGCGCTAAAAGAAACCGGCGGCACCCATGCAGGTGAAGAAACTGGCGGCGACGATTTGAACGCATACGTTTAATTAATAGGACTCAAGATGAATATTTCAGCACAAGCAAAACTAAAAACAGCCGATCTTTTTAAACTAACAGCACAAGCTTATGGCGGTAATGTTGGCGAACAATACGCGGCAACCCCAAGTATTGCGCAAACCCTTAACGATAAAATTATTGAAGATGGCGTGCCATTTTTAGCCATGCTTAATACCATTGCGGTGAGTGAAATTACCGGCGAAAAAGTCTTTATGGGCTTATCCGGTGGTGTGTCAGGCCGAACAGATACATCGGGTTCTGGCGAGCGAGTGGCTAAATCGTTGGTGGATTTAAACGCCGAAAATTACGTGCTCAAAAAGACCGATGCGGATGTGGCGCTTAAATACAGCGTGATTGATGCCTGGGCTAAGTTCCCCGATTTTCGTGAACGCTATGGCCGCGCTATTCGCAAAGCCATTTCTAACGACCGCTTAAAAGTGGGTTTTGTGGGCACATCGGCTTTGGCCACAACGGTAGCGGCTGATTTATCGGATGTGAATATTGGCTGGTTAGAGCAAATTAGAACCTATAACGCCGGTGCTCAATATGTATTGGGCGCAGCCGGTTCGGTGACGCTGGGTGGTGGAACCTTCCCGAATTTAGACAGTTTAGTGTATGACGCGATTGGGCGAATTGAAGTGCCCTTTGATAAAGACCCAGATTTAGTGGTATTGGTTGGCCGTAACGTGATGCAAGCCGCCAAAGGCGCGTATTACGATGCACAAGGCAACACGCCTACCGAAAAAGAGAAGATTCAAAACCGCCAAATCATCGAAACGTATGGCGGCTTACCGGCTTATCAACCGCCGTTCTTTGATGACAACTCTATTTTGGTCACCTCGCTGTCCAACCTATCCATTTATTGGCAGGACTCGTCTTGGAGACGTCAGCAGCTTGATAACCCTCAGAAAGATCAATACGAAGATTTCAACACCCGTAACGAAGGTTATGTGGTTGAACAGCTAGGCAAAACAAGCTTAGTGCAAGGGATTGAGTACGCGTAATTAACGACCCCCATGCTTACCGAGTGTAAGCATGGGCTCACCAAGGGTAAGCCATGCGACCAAATAAATTAAACGACATTAAAGCGAAACAGGCAGACGGCGAAGTGGCTGAACAAGCCCCAAGCAAGCCTAAAAAAGCCGCTAAAAAGACAGCTGCGCGCAAAACCAAACTGGATGCGATTAAAGCCAACCGTGGGGATGGCGAGGCCAGTAAACCGGCGGCGGGTATTTCTAAACTGCGCGACATTAAAACCGCCCAGCTAAAACAAGACCCCAGCGCCTACGATGTTAAAGCAGACGTTGCCAGCGCACCGGTGCTGGGCAACCTGTTCGAACAATTACAAGCCGCGCTAATCATCGACATTGCACGCATTAAAACGCATAAAAAACTGGCCGATAAACAAGCGCTAAAAAGCTCGTTATTACCGAGTTATTTGCCCTTTGTTGAGCAGTATATTAGCGAAGGCCACGACTACCCCAACAACGTGGCGGTGATGTGCATGGTCTGGGCGCTGGACATTGGCGACATTGAAACGGGAATGGATATTGCGGCGTATTTGATAGAAACCAAGCAGACTTTACCCGCTAATTTCAAGTGTGATATTCCAACGTTGTTATGCCGTTGCGTTTATGACTGGGCTAACGACCAGCTAAAAACCAAACAAAGCGCCCAGCCGTATTTAGATCAGCTGCTTTCGTTGCTTGCAACGCACCGTTGGGAATTACCCGTAGCGGTTGAAAGCATGATGTATGTGATAGCGGCAAAACACGCCTTTGAACTCGGTGAGTTTGGACCATGTGTTAAGTGGTGTGTAGAAGCAGAAACCGCCAACCCCGACGGGGCCGGCGTTAAAACATTAAAAGCCAAGGCCGAAAAAGCACTGGCGCAATAACTCCCCACACCTGAGCTTAGCAAACGTTTATTAAACGCGGTTTCAACCAACGTTTTAATAATCGCTTTGCTCAGGTTTTTAGCCGAGTCCGAATCGGTTTTTGATTCGGCAAACGAGGATTATCCCCGAAGGGGGTTAGTTCAACGACTGATCCCTACTGAACGCAGGGTTTATTAACCAGAGGCAACGCAAACATGAGCTTAACCGGAAAACCACCATTAGCCACCGCAGCCCCAATCGAAAACGATGGTTTTTGGTTGGATGTCAGCACGGCTGATTTAATGAGTAAATACCGCATTCCGGCCGAGTACGTCGGTGACGTGATTACCTGGGGTTTAACGCTTGCGGTAGTGCGCGTTAATGCCGCGCTGGTGATGGTTAAAAGCGAAATAATCACCCGTGGTTTTGCCAGCCTTGAGGCCTATTTAGCGGTAAACAGCGAACAAGTAGGCGGTTTTGAAATAATCCAAACCCATTATGAGCATGCTATTTATGCGCGTGCAAAAGCTGGTTTATTGCAGCAATTTAACACCATGAACCGCCGCGAGAATGCCGAAAACCAAGCCAAAGAAAGTGAGCAAACCGAACATTATTGGTTAGAAGAAAGCGCGCAAAGCATAGCCGCGTTGCAGGGGGCGTTTTTCCCCGATGATGTGTTTATCGCTAACCACAGCGTACATGTGGCGCTTATCTAATGCATAAGCTGGCCGCCATTACCGCGTTTTTAGTTCAGCAGAATTTAGTAGCCGCTGAGCAAATTGACAGCTGGGTGGAAAATGTAGAACTTTTCCCCGCAGGTGATGAGCGCGGCAATGGTGTATTAATGTTTCGGCAAGAATACACGATTGGGATTGAGATAGAGCGTTACCCATACAAAACGCATCCCGCCGAATTATTGTTTGCATTGCTTAGTTGTTGGTTAATGGATAACGACAGCGAGCGCGACGAGATAGCCGTGCCTAAAGTTGATGTTGAAGTTTTAGATGACAGCATAGCTGACCTTGAAATAACCATTGAATTTACAGAAGACATTACAGCGGTGGAAGACCCAGCCGGGCCAATCCTTTTTAACGGCAAGCAATACCGCTTAGATGTGGATTTGATTGATTATGCCGAAGAGGGCGAGGTGCGCACGTGAAGTCCATCACCTTAAATATTGAAGGCCAATTACCGCTAAAACGGCAAATGCAATTACTCGCTATGCCAAAAGCTTTGCGCCGCCGCTTGTTGAACAAAGTGGCTAAAAAGGTGATTAGCCACAGCAAAAAACGGGTGCGCAGCCAAACCGATTTAAAAGGCCAAGCCTTTGCCAAACACAGCAAGGGCCGTAAGCGCAAAATGCTAGCGCGATTAAGCCGCCAGCTAAAAGTAACCCAGCTAACCGGCGCAGCAGCAACCATTGGTTTTAACAACAAAGTGCTGGGAAAAATAGCCGCGGATCATCAATTTGGCAGCAGCCAAACGATGAACAAAGACAGTTTTAAAAGCAGCGATACCGCCGCCAAGAATTACCACAAGCCCGCTACCCGCAAACAAGCCCGCGCACTGCGCCAGGCTAATTACAGAGTGGGCAAGAAGAAGGGCCGTAAGGGCAAAAAACCCAGCTTAAAGTGGGTTACCAGCCACTTAACCATTGGCCAAGCGGGGGTGATTATAAAAACCCTTCGACTAGAGGCGGGTGAGCGGCTAAAAAACCGTTGGACAACCAAACTACCCGCCCGTTCTTTTTTGGGCGCAACGGCAGGCGAGGTAAGTCAGCATGTTGAATCAATCTTTAAACAAATGAAACAGGAGGTGGCTTATGTCGCTAGGTAACGTAACAGTCAATGCACTTAATTTAAACCAGGGGCCATTCCCCACGGTTGAAAAATACTTTTTATTTATTGGCGAAGGCGCAACCAATCAAAATACGCTGTTGTACTTAAACACCGACAGCGATTTAGACATTGAATTGGGCGCTGCCGACAGCGAACTTAAACGCCAAATTGTGGCCGCCAAAGCCAACGCGGGCGAGAACTGGGCCTGTGCGGCGATGGCCGTGGCCGATGGATCACTTTGGGATGCGCCGGTTGATGTAGCCATGAACGAGAACTTAAAAGTGGAGGCCATTGTGGTCACCACACCGGTCACCGCTCAAGCCGAGCTCACCGCGATGCAAGCAAAGGCGCTAGACCTTAACGCCACCTATGGCCGCCGGGTTTCATTTATTGCGACAGCGGTAGCGATTGATGGCACGCCAACAACAGGCCAAAGTTGGTCTGAATACATTGCAGCGGTTAACAACCTAACCGACAGTTTAGTCGCAAACAGGGTGCATATTGCGCCGTACATTTACAACGATGCGGTGGGTATTTATGCGGGCCGTTTATGCAACAGCCAAACCAGTGTGGCCGATACGCCGATGCGCGTCGCCACCGGCACAATTGTAGGGCAAGACCAAAGCACCCTGCCAACCGATAAAGACGGCATTATTTATTCCAACGCCCACGCAAAAGCACTGAACGACCAACGTTTCAGCGTACCGGCTTTTTATGCGGATTATGAAGGGGTTTATTGGTCCGATGGGCAAATGTTAGACGTGGCCACCGGTGATTTCAGCGTAATAGAAAACTTGCGCGTGGTGGATAAAGCCGCCCGTGCGGTGCGCTTAGTATTGATTGGATTGGTAGGCGATAGACGCTTTAACTCACTGCCAGTCGGCGAGGCATGGGCGATAAGCAAACTGATGCGCCCCTTGCAGGAAATGAGCCGATCACAGGTGTTTCAGGGCATGCCCTTCCCCGCGGAACTTAAAGCCCCGCTCGATGGGGATATTGCGATTAGCTGGATCACCCGCACCGAGGTGGAAATATTTTTAATCGCTCGACCGTTTGAAATACCCAAAGCGATTACCGCCAACATTGTGCTGGATTTATCCGCACCCGACGCTTAACAACAGGATAACAACATGAGAATTTCAGGAAAAAGCTTTGATGTGATGGTGGGCGATTTATTAATCAACGCCGAATCACTCAGTGCCAGTATTAGCGATAACCGCAAGGCGATTACCGAAGGCGGCGTGCCGAATGGTTATGTCGATGGCGATGTATCATGCAGCGGCGAAATAGAAGTGGATGCTAAAAACTTTAACCTATTTATTGAAGCGGCCAAAAGCTCAGGCAGTTGGCGCGAGCTGGAACCGTTTGACATTATTTGTGTCGCTAAAACCAGCGCTGAGGAACAAAAGCACGAGCTGTTTGGCTGCCTTATTAATGTGTCGGATTTAATCAGCATCGACCAAGCCGGCGGCGAGAAAACCAAGCACAAACTGCCGTTTGAAGTGACCAGCCCTGATTTTGTGCGCATTAACGGCGTGCCGTATTTAAGCGCGGCTGATACCCGCAACCTATAACCATGAGCAGCATAATTGGCAAACATGGCGTCGTGGCGGTGATCGGGGTGGATAAGATTGTGGCCATCACAGGCCCAGGCTTTGTGCTAGATACCAGCAACGCGCTGGTAATACGCCCACCGGTAGATGCGAACTACACAATAAACGGCACAGGCGAAACAGGCGTTATGCCGGCCATGCAAGCGTTTGGGATTTCAAAAGGGGTGAATAGCATCACCTTTGATACCGCGATGAACATAGAAGTGATGAGCCGCTAATGAATTTTGGCCTGCAAATGATGATGGCGAAGCGAACACCGCTGCAGGCGGCGATGGCGCGGTATTTTACCGACCTAGACCCAATATTCTCGCCGCATTACGCGATACCTGCTGCCACGTTAGCTGGGGATTATAAAGTAGAGAAGAATTTCTATTTTACGGGTGCTCTTAGCGCGATGTTTGGGGATTCAGGGACGTTTAATAGCAGGGTTAGGATATTAGCTAACGGTGGGGTCGATTGGCGACCAGAGGACTCTTCATCTGTTGTAACTACGGCTTCCGGGGTAGTCCCTTTGAACACTATGTCAACAATTGTTGTTGAGCGTGTAGGTTCTAACGGCACGATCACTGTAAATGGATTGGAAGTGTTTTCTGGTCCAATCGCAACAGGTCAGTGCAATATCAACCAATTAGCGGCAACAAACACAGCTGGCACTTATTGTGACGGCATCATCTCAAACGTCAAAATAACAGACGCAGGAACATTAGTAAGACATTACAAAATAGATGAAAATTTTGCTCTAACAGATGTGTTAGCCAATAGCGCAACCACGTTGGGGAGTGAGTTGGTTGTTAATGGCGAGCTTGGCAGCGGTACAGAAGATTGGGTTGCTGTGAACGGTGCAGTGTTATCGGCGGTAAACGGTAGGTTGAGGATTACGGCTGGTAATAGTGCCAGTTACCCAAGAGCAGATCAAAATATTACGGTTGAAGTGGGTAAGCAATACTGGGTTAAGTGCAGCCTTTATGATGGATCGGCAACAGCGAGAGCCGATGTTGATACTCCTACTGATGGGAATAATAATCTAGCTGATGGTTGGGAACTGATAACAGCAATTACGTCTACTCTTACTTTACAGCTATTCTCTCTCTCGACTACAGAGGGAAGTTACGCGGAATTTAATAGCATCTCAATCCGAGAAGCCCCCGGCTACGGCAAAGCCGTCAACATCGCCGAATCAGAGAAATACACGCTGGTAGATGATGGGGTTAATTGGTTAGGCGAGGAGTTGGTAACATCTTTATCGACAGACGCAGGTAGTTCAATCGCGGATGGTGTAGTTACGCTAGTTCAAGATGTTGGCAATGATTATGTTCAGATTGGCAGCGTGGTGAATCACGTTGAGGCGTATATATTTGTTAGTTATACAATAACTGAGGAAAGCCTAAGCCTGTCTGACAAGCTGAGTTTTTATCAAGGTAGTGTGGCTTGCGTTATAGAAGGCGCAGGAGAGTTTCTATCAACAGCCGTAGGCTCTCACTCTTACTCTCTTCAAACTTTCGCTACAGGGGCTTTAAGGCTGAAACTGAGAGATGTAAATGCGGGGGATTACGTGAAGATTGCAGACATATCAGCTAGGCCGATCATCAATATAGCCTCATGAACCTACTCCAATCCACAGCAATCCTAATCACCATTGAAGCAATCATACTAGGGCTAATACTATGCTAGGAAATAACAATAAAGAACTCTGCTCAATCTACGATGCAGAGCAAGGGATAATCGAAGATTCAGAGTGCTATCAATTACTGCAACGTTTCCCCAAAGGCGGCATGCCAGATCAAGCTAATTACATCTTTGCAGGTAGTTTAGCTGAGCCATTGAATCCATTCTTAATAAGCGATCTAGTGGACGCTGAAGGTGTAAAACTAGAAGGTGATGCGTTTGTCTTAGCGGTTGGTAAAGAGTTAGCTACGGACGGTAGAGAGCATGGGATATTAGGTGATAAGAACGATATTATTAGCTTGTCACATCATCCTGTATGGAAACTCTGGCAAAAACAGTACGCTGATGATAACAGAGCAGCATTTGAAGCTGATTATCTAGCAGTGAGGGAGAGATTCTCAGCATTGCCAGCTTATTCAGAAACAATTACATTCCAGCAGGCAGCCGATTGGCTACTTGCGGGTATTAAATCCATTTAACACAGGTTTTTATTATGAATATATCAATCAAAACCCTCACCGCCGCGCTTAAAAAAGCCGCCGCCCCCCTATTTAAAGGCGATTTAAACATCACCTTGGTGGGGGTTCGCAGTGCCGATACCCACGCCAACCGTTTTAACGATCTGCTGTGCGTGTTGGTGGAAAAGGGCGGTAAAAAGCAATTGCTTAAATACCCCATGACCACCGACCCCGGCGTGTATTACCGCGAAAACCCGTTAAACGTAAACGGCACGGCAGTACTCGTGCCAGGGCATTATAAAAGCTGCTGGCAGTTAGCCGCGCACCGGGGGCAATACAAGGCCTTGGTGCAAACAGGGCTGATGAAAGTATGGCGCGATAATGATAAAAACGCCCAGCTTAATACCGAAAACGCACCAACACAAAGCGGCTTTTTTGGCATTAACCTACACCGTGCACGGGTGGATAACGTGAGCCTGCAGGTGGATAAATGGTCGGCCGGTTGCCAAGTGTTAGCCGGTGCCGATGATTTTAACGAGTTGATGGCCTTGATTGACTTATCGGCTAAAAAATACGGTAAGAATTTTAGTTATACGCTGCTTGAAGAGAGCCAGCTATGAGCGGCTTAATGGGCAAATTAACCAGCCTAATGGGCAGTGGCTTACTCGATAGCGTGGGCAATATTGCTGATAAGTTTATTCAAACCCCCGATGAGAAAGCGGCCTTTAAAGTGGAACTGGAAAAGGTGTTACAGCAGCGCGATAGCGAGGTTGAGCAAACCATACGCGCTGAATTACAGGCCAAGGAGCGCATTATTGTGGCTGAAATGGCGCAGGGCGATAACTACACAAAACGCGCACGGCCCACGGTTATTTATTTTGGTTTAGCCATTATTGGCTTTAATTATTGTTTGATTCCCCTGGTGCAACTGGCCATGAATATAACCGTTGACCCGTTTACCTTGCCGGCTGAATTTTGGCTGGCGTGGGGCGGTTGTGTGGGCGTTTATAACATTGGCCGCAGTATGGAAAAGCGCGGCAATAGACACAAATTAACCCAAGCAGCGGTGGGTTCTAAGCCGCTTAATTTGCTCGACTAATGGAGAAGATCGTGCCGGAAAAGGACCCTACAACGTATTCATTAATCACCTATGGCTGGGTGGTGTTGCTGGCCGGCTTTGGCGGTCTGGTTAACGTCATCCGCCAAGTTAACAGCGGCGATGGGCCCAGCTTTTCGGCTAAAAAGTTTATCGGCGAGCTGGTGATTTCGTGTTTTGCCGGGCTGATTACCTTCTTTTTATGCGAAGGCGCACAACTGGACCCGATGTTATCGGCCGGTTTAATTGGCATGGCGGGGCATATGGGCTCACGCGCTATTTTAATATTTCAACACTATTTAATTAATAAAACTAAGGGGTTCAAACGATGAGTAAAACAACATTAACCGTAGGCGATAAAACGTTAGATTTTAAGGTGGGCGTGGATGACTTCAACACCTACTTAAACGATCAAATGCCGAACGACAAGGTCGCACCGGCGTATCACTTTTTGCTTAATACGGTGCTTGATGACAGCAAAGACGATTTTAAAGCGGTGGTGATGGTAGACGGTAAACCGAACGGTTTGGTGGCGCTACAAATGGCCGGTGTACTGGCTGAACAGTTTGGCGGCGGGGTACAAATTAGCCTAAAAAAGCCGAGCGCATAGCCGCGCAAATTGAGCAAAACGGCTACCTGCAAACGCAATGCTTAACCCACCATTGGCTACCCCAGCGTGAGCTTAACGAGCAAAGCATGGGCGAAGCCTTATACCTTGAAAAACGCTACTGGGATAATATGAAAAACGCGATCACCAACGGCATCGGGCAGGCGCTGTAATGTCAATGCAACAGCTAGATTTTATGGTCAGCCTGATTGATCGGGTAAGCGGGCCTGCCAAAGGCATGATGACAACCATGGACAGCGTGACCACCAATATTCAAGGCGGCATGCGCAAGATTGGTTACGGCACGGCGGGCTTGGTGGGCGCTGGCATGGCGCTGGATCGGTTAATTGCGCCGGCAAAAGAAATGCGAACCGCACTGGGGACGCTTGAAAGTTTGGGGGTTGAGGAATTGGCCCTTAAAAACTTGCGCGATACCGCCCTCAACACCGGGGTGGAATTTGGTAAAAACTCGGTCGATATTGTGAACGCCAGTTACAAGTTGCAAAGTGCCATTGGTAATTTAAAAGGTGATGAGTTAAGTGATCTGGTGAACAAATCCACCTTATTAGCCACGGCCACCAAAGGCGGGCTTGAAAGCACCAATTCATTCGTCGGCCAGATGTTTAATATTCACGAAAAAGAAGCCGATATGATTGGTAAAACGGCCTTTATGAACAAGCTAATATCGAAAACATCAAAGGCGGTGCAGCTATTTAATACCGATGGCGACAAAATGGGCGAGGCGATGAAGAACATCGGCAAGCAAGCCACCGCCATGAAAGTGCCCTTATCTGAGCAGTTAGCGGTGATGGGTTTTTTACAAAACACGATGATCGAGGGTAGCCGGTCGGGCACCGCTTATACGGCGTTTTTAGCCAACATTAATAAAGCCGAAACAACCTTGGGCATGAAGTTTACCGATACCGCTGGGGCCGCTTTGCCGATGCTTGAAATTATTGGCAAATTAGAGGCTAAATTTGGTGATTTAAGCAAAGCAGCGGATCAACGGTTGATGCAAAAAGCCTTTGGTAAACGTGGGCAGCAGTTACTTAGCGCAATGGCCGGTAGCTTAGGCACCTTTGAAGGCCATTTAACAAAAATCCAAAATGCTAATGGTTTGGATGGGGTTTATACCATGGCGGCGGCGATTACTGATCCGTGGGATCAGGCATCACAATCTATCAGCAATACGCACACCAAATTTGCCGAGTTTGTGTTGAAAGCCCTATTGCCCGTTTATACCTGGGTAGCGAAGCTGGGAGTGCAAATGGGCGGTTGGATGGATCAATTCCCAACCTTAACAAGGTACTTAGGCTATACCGTTTTGGGTATTACCGCTGTGATTGCCACCTTGTCGCTATTTTCCATCGGCATGGGCATTGCCAGCTTTATTAGCGGCGGTTTTACCGTATCAATGGGTTTGTTTAATGGCGTGATGTCCGTGGCTAAATTCTCGCTGTTATCGATACTGCCCGCTATTTGGGGCTTTACTGCGGCGCTATTGGCCAACCCGTTAACTTGGGTGGTGTTAGGCGTGGTGGCGCTTGGCGCGGCGTTGGTGGGTTTGGTGTTGTATTGGGATGATATTACCGCCGCCATTGGCCGCTTTTTTGACAAAATTTCAAGCCTGGCCGGTATTAAAGACCTGTTAGCGGGGTTAATACCTGACTTTATTTTAGAGTTGATTGGGGTGAATAAAACCACCGGTAGCAGCACCGAACCACCCAAGCCCATTGCGGCACCGGCGGCGCTTAACAGCACGGCCCCTAAAGCGGGCGAGCTGGGGGTGATTAACAAAATAAGCAATGCCAGCAGTGCGAACAACAGCCGACAAATAGGCGATGTACACGTGAGCAACTTTGGCCAAGCGATGAGCGGCCAACAGTTGATTGATGACCTTGAATTTATGGGAGGCTAAGTGGCTACATATAGCGATTTACAATTTGATAACGACGACTTGGTGCTCGACAGTGCCGGCGAGCCGGTGCTGGTGGAAGATGCCGCCTGCATTACCCAAGATGTTAAACACTTGATACGCGACAGCGGCTTAATGGTGCAGATGATCGGCCAGCGCAATAGCGCGGTGGTGGATGATTTGGTGCTGCAGCTCACGCTGATGATTGAAGACGACGAACGGCTAGTCCCTGGCACGGTGAGCATTGAACAAAGCACCGCCGAAGTGTTTTTTATTAGTGCCGATACCTATGAGTTTGGCCCCATTTACCTGGAGGCGGGTTAAGCATGAGTGATATCAATTTTAAGCAGATTTTAAAAGATGCCGGCATGCCCACCACCCGCGAGGCGCTTAATGCGCAGTGGAAAACGGACGTGGTGGCCAGCGGCAGCACGATTAATAACGACAGTGCGTACAGCCCCTTTTGGAAGGTGATTAATGCCTTAATTACCCAACCGGCGCTGTGGTTGATTGAGTTTTTAGCCAATACGGTAATGCCGAATGCCTTTGTAAAGTACGCCAGCGGCACGTTTTTAGAGGTGCTGGCCGATGGGGTTAATTTAACCCGCAAAGGCGCGGTGGCGGCGCAGGGAGAGGTGACGTTTAGCCGTTCGAATGTTGGCCAAGGCGTGACTATTGCTGCAGGCACGCTTATTCAAACCGCCAGTTTAAATGGCGCGGTGTATCAGCTAATAACCACCGCCGAAGCCAGTTTTGACAGCGGCTTAAGTACCCTACGGGTGCCGGTGCAGGCGGTGGAGGCGGGCGAGGTGTTTAACTTGGCCGCCGGCTATTATTCAATTTTGCCCACACCCATTGCCAATATTAGCGCGGTAGAAAATACCGCCGATTGGCTGAGCTTACCCGGTGCGAATATTGAAACCGATGACGATTTACGCGCACGGGTGCGCAACCAGTTTGGATCATCCAGTGATTTCCATAGCGATGCGGTGTATACGGCGCTGATTAGCACCTTCCCCGGGGTGACGGTAGATGCTATTTGGTTTGAACACGATGCCCCGCGTGGCCCCGGCACGGCGAATGCGTTTGTGTTATTTGATTTTGCCGCACCGGTGAGCCAATACCTGGCCGATATTAATAAACACATTACTGACGATGGCCACCACGGCCACGGTGATGATTTGCTGGTGTTCCAAATGCCGGAACAAAACCAAGCCTTAACCGCCACGGTGTACCACGACAACACCCTACTAGCGGATGACATTACCGCGTTGCAAACACAGGTGGATGACTTTATTAGTGCAGCGTTTAGGGAAAACACCCTGTACAGCCCCAGCCAAACGTACCCACACAATCGGTTTAGTTTTAGCCGATTAGGGCAAGAACTGCACGCAGCGTTTAACGGGATTCATTCGGTTGATTTTAATTTAGACGACATTGTGAGCCAGCTTTGGGTGGCGCGCTTAAGCAGTTTAACGGTAACCATGCAGGCCACAGAATGATGACGTGCAGGGATGCACTAATATGCCCGAAGGAAATGCCCTTGGGTGCGCGGCGGCAGGATGACGTGCAGGGATGCACTAATGTCGCGATGGCAGGAGCCATTGAGCGACCCGAGGAGCGATGAAACATGATAGATATTAAACTGCCGTTTTGGCTAAGCGCCGATGAAACCGCCAAGTTAATAACGGCGGCTAAAACGTGGTGGGCACGGCTTGAGGCTATTTTAGTGTGGCCGCTGGGCCAGTTTGATGCGCTAACGTGTGAATTGGCGATGCTTAATTTGTTGGCATGGCAGCGCGATATTGACCGCTTTACCGATGAACCCGAAAGCCTGTACCGCTTACGGGTTAAACACGCGCTGATTAATGCACAAGATGCGGGCAGCAAGGCGGGCTTTATTGCTATTTTTGAACGCTTAGGTATTGGTTATGTGGAAATTGAAGAACGCACGGACCCGGTGGATTGGGATGTGATATTGCTGAATTTATCGGATTCGCAACTGGCGCAAAGCCCCGATTTACTGCAGCACATTATTCATAAATACGGCCGCACCTGCCGCCGGTACCAGTTAGTTGTTTTAACCCCCATTACCACCGGAGCGCAAATGCGCGCCACCGGGCATGTGTGGGATTTAGACGTGGCAAAAATTTAACAAAGGACAACAGATGGCTTTTATAACCATACTCGGTGAAAACCAATTAGCGGCAAAACAAGGCGCCGGGCAAACGCTCAATATGGCCAACTTTGTGCTGGCCAATATTGCAGGGCTAGGCGCAGAGCCTGCCGACAGAATTGAGGCCATGCCGGAGGCGGGCGATATAGTGGCGACCAAGGCCATTACAACATCGGGTTATGTGAATACTAACCAAGTGGTGTATTCCCTGGTGATGGATTCAGACGTGGGCGATTTTGATTTTAACTGGATTGGCTTGGTGGATGATGAGGGCGTGTTAATTGCCGCCACCTACGTGCCGACTATTTCTAAAACGGCGAATAATGGCGTGGTGCAGGGTAATAACTTGACCCGCAACTTTTTACTGGCGTACACCGGCATTACGGCCACCGCCGCCATTGCGGTGTCGGCTGAAACCTGGCAAATAGATTTTAATGCCCGCTTACACGGCATTGATGAGCGTGAACGCTTAAGTAACTTTGATATTTATGGCCACGCGGGTTTTTTTGGCACGGGCTTTAGTGTCGTGCAGCAAGGCAGCACGAGCACCTACGATATTTTACCCGGCATAGCTTATGTGGGCGGGGTGCGGGTAGACAGCCTAGCAACCCAAACCGCCACCATTGCCACCGCGGGTGCTATTTGGCTGGATGTGTCCCTGCAGGGTGATATATCGGATGTGAGCGCGGTGGCGCTGATTATTGCCGATGGCGCCGCGCATAACGATTACACCGATGGCTTGGGTTTTGAGCATTATGTGACAAAACTGGCCGATATTGCCGCCAATGGGAACGTCAGTGATCAGCGGGTTAGTGGTGAGCCCTTAGATGACCATTTAGCCGATGCGGACGCGCATTCGCAGTATTTAAAAAAATCCGACACGGTAAGCCAAGCCGCCGCCGAGGCGGGCACAGCAACCACGGTTAGGGCGTGGACCGCGTTGCGGGTTAAACAGGCCATTGATGCGTTAGTGAAAGCGGCCAGCGAAACGGTGGCGGGGCTGGTTAAACGCGCCACCCAAGCCGAGGTGGACGCGGGCGCGGATGATAGCCGTTACATTACGCCGTTAAAAATGCGGTTTGGTTTTTCAATTTCACTGGGCTCAAATGGCTATATCGTTTTCCCAACGTGGATGGGGGGGGTGATTTTACAGTGGGGCTACTCGTCAACAGGATCGCCGCCGATGGATGTTACTTTTAACTTAGCATTCCCGAATAACGTTTTTATTGCCCACGTCACTGATGTGGGGATAGCAAATGAATCACCATTTTCAGTCTCCGGGTTAAATCAGTCTGGCTTCACGATAAACCTAGCCGTTGGTGGCGGCATGTATTGGTTCGCAATAGGGCATTAAAAATGAAAAAAATAACATTAAAAACAAACGGCACTTTTGAGCATGTGTGGCTAACGGGAATACACACTATTCCCGCCTCTGCTATTGAGGTTAGTGACTCTGATTTTATGCTGCTATCGCAAAATGCGAACAGTAAACGATATGACATTACCGCCGGCGCGGTGGTGAATTATGTGGCCGCGTTTGATTGGGCGCAGGCTGTGTTGCAAAAACAAAGCACTATAAACAGTGCTTTTAGCGCCGCGCTGGATTCGATTACCCAACTCTATGCCCGGGAAGAAATAGACAGTTGGCCCACCCAAGAGGCCGAGGCCACCGCGTGGCTAAATGATAATAGCCAGCCTACGCCGCTAATTGATGCGATGGTGGCCAACCGGCCCAGTGTGGATAAGGCTGAATTAGTTAGCCGAATTTTAACCAACACGGCAAATTATAAGGCGGTTAGCGGGGTGGCGATGGGCAAAAAACAGGCGTTTGAAGATGTACTTTATGCCTTGCCAGGCACTGCCACGCAGGCCGATTTTGACGCCATTATTATCGTATTTTAAGGAGTTCAAATGACTGTATTATTGATTGTATTAGCGCTGTTGTTATTACCGTTTGTGCTGGTGGGCGCGGGTTTATTATTTAAACGCCCGATGGGGACCCGTACCTTTGCCAATGGCTTAACGATCCGTGATTACGAGCTACCCCCTTGCTTGCGCTGGCTGCATAACCCGGAGGATCATTTAACCGGTGATAAACGGGGCTGGTATTGGTGTGAGTACTTCCCTAATTGGGTGCCGGCTTGGTTCAAAATGCTGTGGTGGAGCGGCTGGCGTAACCCGTTTAATTATTTAAAGCGGGTGGTGATGGGCGTGGATATTCGCGATTACACGTTTCATAAATTATGCGGGCAGGATTATGTGCGTGATGATTTGCGCAGCACGGGGTTTCAAATTTTATACGCTAAACCTAAAAAGGGCGGCATGGTGCGGCCAATGTTGTATTGGGTGCGGCCATGGGGCAACAGCACCCGCGCCATTGTATGCCAATGGGGCTGGAAAATTAAGCTAGCCCACGGCGATGCAGAATATGACAACGAGTGGGATTATTTTAAGGGGCTAACCTTTGAGCCGCAGCTATTTAAGGATATTAGCTGATGCTGGCACGGTGGCACGATTTAACCCCGCAGCAACAGGCTAATTTTGGTAATGGCTGTGGGCCTGCTTGGTTGCCGGCGTTTATAACGAATTTTATATTCGGCTGGTTTTTTAGCGCCAGCTGCCGGCGGCATGATTTTGCTTATGGACGCGGGGGCAACGAGGCTGATCGTAAAGTAGCGGATGTGGGTTTTTTAACCGCGATGCTGGGCGATGTGGCGCGGGCAGCGGTGTTTTATAAGCCTTTTTTATGGCTGCTGGCGTGGGTTTTTTATGCGCTGGTGCGGTGGTTTGGCATACACCGTTTTAACCATGGACTGCCATTAAGTTTGGCTGATGTTTTGTTAATCGATGGGCAGGTGGTGAGCGTTAAATGAGCTGGCAAGCACTCACCTTAGCCCAGCCCAGCAGCAGCGCCCTTGCGTTAGACGGCGCGCTGAATGTGTTTGAGGTATCGCCCTTTAGTGCGGGTGTGGCCGAGGGCGATGGCTTAAACCGCTGGTTAAGTTTTCCCAATGCGGTGGCGGCGATTAAAGCGAAGCTCGCCGGCCAGCCGATTGAGGCGGTTTTTTGCGTGGGCGTTACGGCGGGCAATTTGGGCGATTTAGCCGTCCAAGCGGGGTTGTTAAATGGCGCATTTAACCTTAAGCAGTTGCAACAATGGCAACGCCATGCGGCTAATTTAGCGGCGCTGGAAAGTACTAAAATGCTGCTGAACGATAACGAGGCGGCATCCGGTGAGCTGGCGCTTAATGCCTTGCCAACGATTAAGACGGCGATGCAAAAGGCGCTGGATGTGCAAGGCATTGCCGATGCGGTGGCGTTAAAAGCCGCTAATCCGCTGGCTAATTTAAACAGTTTTGCAACCGCTGCGGCTGATTTTGCTGCGCAAGTTAATACCCCATTAAGCGAGCCGGCCGGTAGCCACGGTTGGCGATTTTATGCCGATAGCGATGTGCTAAACCAGTTAAGCCTGGGCCACCCAGGGGATGAATACAGTTATGCGGCGGTGTTGGTGTTTACTGGCAGCGCCAGCGAGTTAAATTATTTACGTGAATTAATGCCCTAGGAGGGCGCATGGCCTTATATTTAAACCAGCAGAAAATTAACGGCCAGCAGTTGAAGGTGGCGGTGGTACTGGCCTTGGCGAGTGAAGATTTAAGCGGCCAAAGCTCGTTTGCAGAGGCCGCCGAAACGGGCGATAAACCGAAGGCGATGACCGTATCGATGGTTATTCGCTACAAGCAAGCGGCTGATTTAACCGCGATGCTGGGCTTGGCTGAGGCGAAAGATTCAGTCGGCGAGCGGGTTATTTATAACGTGGTGAATGATACCGCGAGGGCGATGGGTATTCGCCGGGTGCGCTTTCAGGGCGATTTGAATGTGCGCGAAAACGATGGCAATCAGATGTGGAATGTGTCGTTTAAGTTGAGTGAAATGCGCTCGGTACCGGAAATTAAAGAGGCCAGAACGGCCCCGCAAGCGGTCACTGATCAACCCCCAACGGTGCCCACGGTAGCCGCCCAACAAGGTTTTGCTGGGGTGCTGGATTATGTGGCCAAGGCCACGGCACTGTAATGCGCTTAAATAGAACCTTAACCATTGATGGTACGGCTTTGCAGGTGGTGAATGAGAAGGTGCGCCTGCAGTTAAACGGCGCAGGCTCGGCCATTTTTACCGTGGTGGCCAGCAATATTAAGCTGCATAGCTTGGTGTTGTTTGATTTGGGTTATGCCAAACAAGCCGCCGCCCAGCGTTTTTTTATTGGTCTGGTGGTGAAGGTGAACCCGATTGGCAACAAACAAAGCAAGGTGTATTGCAAAGAATTAAGCCACGCCTTGTCGTTTAAATTGCCGTTGGATTTACGCCATGTGAGCTTAAAAGAGCTGCTGGCTAAAATAACCGAGCTAACCCGCTTGGAATTTGCCGTGCCGGATGAGCCCTATGCGAACACTAAAACGGCTAAGTTTTTTAATATTGGCAGTGGTGTTCAGGCGATTGAAGCCATTGCAAAAGTGTTTAAGGTGCCGGATTACCTGTGGCAGCAACAAGCGGGCACGGTGTATGTGGGCCGCTGGGCTGATTCACGCTGGGTAACGGTGGATGATTTGATCTTGCCCAATAAGCTGTTTGATAAACAGGGGCCTGATAATGCAACGCTGGCGGCTATTCCCCAATTACGCCCCGGCATTCGGGTGAATGGCCAACGCTTGCAATCGGTGACGTTTCAACAAAATACAATGGTGATCACATGGAACGCTTAATAAAAAAATTAGTGCTGAAGCTGTTTCCTGAGTTATCGGCGGGCTATCACTTGCCGATGTTTGGCGTGGTGGTGGCCGCACGAGAAACCCCCAACGAGGGCGATCTGTGCGAGGAATTTAGGCCACATTATGCGGTGGATGTGCAAGTGCTAACCGAACACGGCCAGCCGGATGCCGATTGGCCCTTATTGCGTGATGTGATATTAGCCGTGCCGGTGGCCGGTAATGAGCGCGGCCAGTTTTCATTCCCCGATGATGGCGCCTGGGTAGAGCTGGCGTTTGCCTACGGTTCACCGAATAGGCCATTTATTCGCAGTGTATTGCCGCATAATTTAACCTTGCCGCCGCTGGAACGGGGCGAACAACGCTGGCAGCATAATGCTAAATCGTATCAGCGGATTGATAAAAACGGCAACCAACAGCGCATTACTGATGGCGATATTGACGATAAAAGCCTGAACCGTTTAGTGCAGGCGATGCAATCGGTACGTGAATTTCATACCTCATTAAAAACCACTCAACAAAACGATAGCGAGATTATCGGCGCGATTAAACGCATAGAAGCCTATGGCGCTTTGGTGCTGCAATCGGGCGGGGTGATGGACCTATCGGCGGTGGATGATGTGCGGCTCACCAGCCTAAGCAAAAACTTACAAAAAGCGCCTAAAACGTGGCTGGGTTCGCAAAACGAAAACGTGCTGGGCTTGCTCAGCGAGCTGATGCAATTGGTGATTGATTTAACCGCCTTGTTGGCTAGCCATACCCATACCGGTGACGATGGAGGATCAACCAGTGCGCCACATCAAGCGGGCAGTATTACCGGCAATGGCAGCAGTGTTGGTGGTGTTAAGGGGCGGTTGGATGGGATTGCCGAGCCATGAGTGAGCCGTTAGCTGATATACGTTGTGGGGCGTGCAGTAAAAAGCTGGGCGCGGGCATTTTTATTAAGCTGGAGCTTAAGTGCCCACGCTGTAAAACAATTAATTTTTTGAGGGTCGAGAACCCCGAACCTGTACACCGCGAGTGTCGAACGATGGACGACACGCGTGACAAAATACCAACAAAAAAACCTAAGCCTTCACCACACCGATTGCCTGAGCCTGCTTAAAACCTTTAGCGATAATAGTATTGATTTAATTGCCACCGACCCGCCTTATTTTAAGGTGAAGGGCGAGGCCTGGGATAACCAGTGGAAAAACAAAACGGCCTTTTTTGCTTGGCTGGATGAAGTGCTGGCTGAATTTGCACGGGTGTTAAAGCCGGCCGGTTCGCTTTATTTGTTTGCGGGGCCGCATTTAGCCACCGAGGTGGAGGGCGTTATTGCCCGGCATTTTAAGGTGCTTAATCAAATTTTGTGGCGTAAGGAGAAGGGCCGGCACTTGGGCTGCAATAAAGAATCGCTGCGCCAATTCTTCCCGCAAACTGAGCATATTATTTTTGCCGAAAGCCGTAAAAAACCGCCGTTTATGTTTGAGCCTATTTTGGCTTATTTGGAGGGTGCAAGGCTGGCCGCCGGTGTTAGCCGTGCCCAGATCGATGCGGCCTGCGGTAAGCAAATGAGCGGCCATTGGTTTGGCCGTTCGCAATTTAGTATTCCCAGCGAGCAACATTATTTAACAATGGATGCGCTGTTTGGCGGGGTGTTAAAACCTTATTCGGTGTTTAAAAAAGACTTTGTTAGCTTGCGCGATGCCGGCAAAAACCACCGCCGCACCTTTAATGTCAGCAAAGAGGTACCGTTTACTAATGTGTGGGATTTTGCCACGGTGGCGTGGTACCAGGGAAAACACCCCTGCGAAAAACCACTCGATTTAATGGCGCATATTATTAACACCAGTTCCTTACCGGGTGATGTGGTGTTTGATGGTTTTGTGGGCAGTGGTTCCACCGCGCTGGCCTGCCAACAAACGGGCCGACGCTTTATTGGTTGCGAAATGGGCGAGGCCGAATTTGCGTTGGCGGTGGGGCGCTTAGCCGAGGTTGCTTAGCGCTTTATTGGATTTCTATATCGGCTAACAGCCATCGCTCGGCTTCGCTTGAGTAGTTAAGCAGGACCTTGGTGTTAGAACGAATCGTGCCGCCAAAGCTGTTTTGCGAGTCAACGTATGAGCTGACTAAAAACTGGCAATCGGCTACTTTGCTGAGTGTGCCGCCGCCGATGGGGAAGTCGGCGCTGGCCGGTGATTTTAAGTGTTTTTTAATATAGGTTTGGGCATAGCCTTTAGCGGATGAGCCGCTGCTGCATTCACGTTCGGCGGTAGCGGCTTTGTTGGCGGCAATCTCTTCGGGGCTGCTGCCACACGCATTCACCAGGACCACCACCAGTAGCACTAAAAAAACAACGCTGAAAAGCCCCTGTTTGCTGCTGATGGTGGGGTTTGTTTGACCACAATGCGGGCACTTACGAACACCCTGAGCGACTTCTTTTTTACACGTTTTACACGCGACCAACTTAGCCATAAATTCCCTTTAATACTGCGTAATTAAATAATCGAATACATTGTATACGTTTTTTATTGACAGCATAAATGCAATTGATTAACCTAGCGATACGTTAGCAAAATCTAACGGCGGGTCTGGAAACCTGTAAAATGACTATTGCGCACAAGCGCATGATAATGCGTTTTTTATTGCCAAAATTTTATGGTGGCGGTACGTGGGGAGCTTCGGCTCGCCGGTTTCATTAGCAATAGTCCTTCCGGTTTTCCAGCCTGCGTACTGCCATCACCCTTATCTGGAAATAAGGATGGTGGTTCTTTAACTCAAAAGGACTATTAACATGCTAAACCCAATCGACACCTCAAAATATACCCAAGCCGCCTTACGCAAATTGGCCCATCTACCGCCTAAACGTCTTTTTTTGGGCGCCGGCAGGATAGCCGCGATTAACCTACCCAGCGACACCCCTTTTATTGTCGAAATGGAAAGCGGTGCACTATTCAAATTAGGCGGACTTAACAAAGGCCAAGCCAGCCAGCTACCCAGCTTGCATCAACAACTCATCGGTCAGCGGATTGCTTTCAAGTTTCAAGGCGGCTTTAACGACTTAAATCAGCCCATCAACCCCATTTTTAATACATTGCTGTTAGCGGCTAATACCGGGGGCGTTCAGTGATCTCGCTTAGAGCACTTGCCAACCCCTTTATGTTCAACAATTTTCAGGTGCGAACAGCGGTCGATAATGACGATATCGTGTGGTTTTGCGGGCTGGATCTTTGCGCCGCCTTAGATATTGATAATACGCACAACGATAATACGCCCACCGAATGGAGTCGAATGAGCTTGCCGTGTAGTAGCGACGAACTGTCGCTGAAGTTTTTTAACGAAGCAGGCGCATATCGGTTAATATTTTCATCCAACAGGCCCAACGCCATTTCCTTGGCTGATTGGGTGTGCCGCGAGGTAGTACCAGTATTTCGCAATAATGGTTTCTTTGGAAAGATTAGCGCTAAGGACCGGGTGATTTACCTAGAAATTGTCGCAGATCTAACCAATAAACTAAACACCACTAATAATGCAATGTTGCATAAAATGCTTCAGGCCGAGCTACGCGACTGTTGCAATGTCATCGGACGCAAAATGCCGGACCTGACGTTACTGGGTAACGAGTACCCGTGAAAGTCGATAGGAATTGAGTAGCAATAGCACCTAATATTCGATAAGGAGTAACCGAATGACAACTATCAATGATGAGCAAGCACAAAACTTAAAAGAATCAATTTCGGCGTTAGAAGCCGCCACGGCAAGTATCGCATCAGGAATAGACGATAATCTGGTAACCGGTGATCAGGTATACAATTTGCTTTGGACAATCATTCATCGAATAAAAGAACGATCGATGTGCCCCGATCCGATAGTCAGTGAAACACCTGCGCATCAGCTAAGCAAAAAATAAATAAATAATCCAAACAGCAAAGCCAAACAGCAAAGCCAAACAGCAAAGCCAAACAGCAAAGCCAAACAGCAAAGCCAAACAGCAAAGCCAAACAGCAAAGCCAAACAGCAAAGCCAAACAGCAAAGCCAAACAGCAAAGCCAAACAGCAAAGCGAAAAAACTAAATCAAAGAGGTAATCCGATCAAGTTAACCAGGGCCCGTCCCTGGTTTTTTTTACCCAAATTAGCGACTAATTGATAATCGTTAAAGGAAGTGGCTAATTGGTTTGAAAAAACCGTAGCCCTGGCACTATATAAGGCGGCTCTTTCAGTTATGGAAGAACCTTTAACATTGTAACACGCGAGTCAAGCCGCAGCACTGCCCAAATCCACCGACACAAAAAAAATATCCACCGAAAAAACACTCCTCCTCACCTGCGGGGCTTTTGCATTTTTTATGCGTTTTGAATTGTTTGTTGAAGCAGAGAGTATTGATCAAGCCGCAAAACACGTGGCCATTACGGAAATAACTTAATAAAAATAAACTTCGACGAATGAAGTTTATTTCCATCCGTCGAAGTAATTAACAACCTTTTAACAACCCTTTTACAGCTTGCTTTGTTGTTTTCCCTTTAATATCAAGGGTTTAAGTGGTGGAGACGGCGGGAATCGAACCCGCGTCCGCAAGCACTCCGCTCTTGGCTCTACATGTTTATCCTATAACTTTTAATTTAACTATTGGCTACCCGATAGGCTAGGAAGACCAACAACGATT